TTAGCTAACTCACTAGCACCGACAGCATTAGCAGCTATATTTCCTGATCCAATCGTATCTGTAGCTATCTTTGCTCCCGTTACTGCTGCATTAACAATGGCTGCTGTATCGACAGAATTATCTGCTAATTCAGACGAACCAACAGCATTAACTCCTATCTGTGCAGACGTAATAGAATTACCAGTTATTTTTGCTCCAGGAATATCACCATCACTAATATTTAATTTTGCATAAACTATCTCTCCATTATTAATTTTTACATTGGTAATTGCATTACTAGCAATAGCAGCAGTATCAACAGCATTATCCGCAAGCTCAGACGCACCAATGGCATTGGCAGCTATTTGTGTTGCGGTAACAGTATCATTTGCTAATTTCGCACCTGTAATTGTAGCGTCAGCTATTTTTAAAACAGTAACGGCTCCGTCAGCTATCTTTGCAGTCGTTACAGCTAAATTCTGTATAGCTGCTGTGGAAACTTGGTTCGTTCCTAATGTTCCAACTTTTACAGCAGGTATTGATGCACTATCAATTAATGCAACTCCAGCTTCAATTAAATCTTTAACCGTTACTTTTTTTGTTTCTGACGCACTTAGGTCAGCAATAGGCAATGGGTCTGTTGCTTGTACACTTGCTTCTGCTAAAGAAGGCAGATTACTAATCTCAAGATCTGGCATTGACCCGTAACTAAACCAATATGATTATCTTACTTTCTATTTGGGTTTTTGTTACTATCCTTGCTCTAAAACAATTCGATCTCCATCTTCTTGTAAAAGTTTGGCTGCATCTTCTTGTAACAAGTACGAGTCAGGAGCACCAATATTTAATTGAATCTCACCGCTAGTAACAAATTCAATTCGTGTCTGAATTTCATTTGTAGCTGCAACGCTTAACGCCGCATTTGTAACAATGCACTTGCTTTCATAATAAACAGTTTGTTTTTTATCATCGGCATTTCTATGAATATAAAAACGTCCATCAAAGTCAGATCCTTGCTGTAAGCGAACCACTAATTGAGCTAAATAAACAGGTAGCTCTGGATAAATACCAATTGTTCCATCACTAAAAGGTGCATGATCGTAATCATGTTCCCACAAACAAGTCATTGATCCTTGTCCAGAAATTAATCCAGAATCATATCGATCTCTAAATTCTTTTCCTAAAGTTGTTGTATCTACTTGATCTCTATTTGTTGTAATCTCAAACTCTTTTACATTTGCTACAAACCGATAACGCTCATTTTTTGTTTTTATATTGATTTCTTTAGTAGAGCTAGGTGTTACAAGAGTTAAAGCATCAGCCGTTAATCCTCTTACAGCTTTTTCAAACGTACTAAAAAGTCTAATTCCATCTGCTTTATCAATATGAACGTACCAAGCTCCATCGGGATAACTATGACTCGCAACAAGTTCTAATGTTGATTTATCAACTGTTGATATTTCTACACGATCTCCAGTAATTAAAGACGCTAAAGAATGATCAACACCAAATCTTTTACTTGTTGTATTGACATCTGCTGGATCTAAATCCGTGTTAAATCCTCCAGACGCAGAATCTCTGGATATGGCAATCTCACCATTTTGTCCAAAATAAACAGTCAAGACTTAAGAACCAGTAGGGAGTTTGTTTTCGACAGGAGCACCATTAGCTTCAAAAGAAATATCACAAGATGAAACTTCACCCATTGAACTGTTCATTCCAAGACTTGTAATAAAAACAAAGAATGTAATTGAACGATTAGTACCTACTTCTAACTTAAGTTTTAACTCTCCACTTGCAGCATTTTCTCCATCACCACCAGAAGAAGAAGTCTCACTTACTTTTATTGAATTTTCAAGAATATCCTTAAGGTTTGATCCACCTGAAGTTGTTTCATAAAACAACCTTGCACTACCTGAATAACTTCTTATACCATCTTTTAAAGTTCTATCAGTATCTCCCATAGAAGTGGTTTCTATGACAGCTTGACTCATAGAAAAACTCCAGTTTTGCACCTTAGCTTTTTTAACGTCACTTACATACAACGCTCCTGTTCTTCCTGAATAAAGTGTTGACACGATCTCTAACTAAAACATTGCGTTTATTCTACGGTGAATCGAGACAAGCGACAAAAGAACAACTGACATTGCTTATTCCAGGTTGAACACTTGTAACCGATGGAGGCTTAGAATATCTCCATTTTAAACCTGCTTTTGTCTTGCCCGAACCAAAATTATCTATAATTTCTTGCCTATATATATGATCAGGTGATCCTTCTATCCCTAACGCACCAGTAGCTGCATTGAATCTAACGTAGTCATAAACAGACATAACATCATCATAATTCTCCAAAATCGAACCAACTTGACTATCAGTAATACCAGAAAAACCTAAAGTCAATGTTGCATTGACTCTTTTATTCCCGTAACGAAGATGAGTTTTCGTTCCATCTAGTGATTCAAATGTTGTACTTGGATAATCCCCAGGTGAAAAACTACGGCTAGTTGGCCTTAAATCATAAGGAAAATCTTGTGCTTGTGGTTCTGCCATTTAACTAACAGGAGTGAAATGAGATAAAGTGCCATCCCATCCATCTAGAATAGCTAAAGAACCTGTATCTGTTAATGGAGCGTGACTCCCTGAGATCTCTATCAAACCATCTTCTGAATACGAAATTGTTTCTATTTTATAAACTTTATTTGAAGTAACAGTTTCTTTTAATGTAAATAAAACTCTATCTGTTGGAAGATTTGCACCCGTTACAAAATTGACCCCTGATTTTTCTAATACTTCTGCTGTTCCAGGTTTCCAATAATAAATGTCTGCATTTGTTTCTGTAATTGTATCTTTACTAATAACTTGCCCATCTTCTGTAATAACACCATTGGCATATCTATCAACATGACTTGCTTCTGACACCAACCTAATATATTTTCCAGGTGAAAGATTAACGCAATATTGAGGAGCTGTCTTAAAAGTTAAACCATGATCAATTTCTTTTCTTATTTTTAAAATATGTTTTGCAAACTTTATAGCATGTTCTTCTGTTGTACAAAAACCAGATAAATCAAAAGTCTCAATCGGATCAGTAGAACTACCACCATAATTATCTTTTAATCTAAATACTAAAGATTTTGTCTCAGCAAAAGCATTTGCCTTCTCTTTTCTATACATAATATGTGCTTGAAACATTTGTCTTTCTTCTGGACTTAAAAATGAAACTTGCAAATCTTTGATATTTCCATCGGTAAATAAAGCACTTATGTTGACTTTTTGATCGTGATCAATTTGATAACTACCTTCTTTGTATGGAACGGATGGAATTAAATTAAATTTACCTCCTATTACTGTGAAATCTAAAAGATTATAAATTCCTTGTTGATATAAAAATTCTCGTAAATTAATTTTATTGCTAATCATTCCGTCCCAAGTGAACCCATTTGCATAGCAAAACTTAGCTGCATCAACCATATCCCCAACAGCATTAACACCAACAAGTTTTCCTGCTCCTAGATTTTCATCAGTTAATAAAGCAAAAGCAATTTCAGCAAAATTATTACTTGCTTTCTTTGGAAGATAATTGGGAGGAGAACCATGAATAAGGTCTGGAATCTTAATCCCTTTTTTAAAATAAGCAGATAATTGAGTAAAATTTGTCCATTCTTTTGCACTATTAATTCTTATTCCACCTATTGCTAAAGATTCATAACTAGCTTTGTTATGTGTTGTATTGATTAACTCGTTTACGTATACAATTTCGTGTTCAGGGCCGCTTTGATGACTACGAGTTTCCATCCCTGGAAACATTACATAATCAGCAATACGATCATACATATTTATAGACTTAAAAGCTCTTTCTGTTTCATTAATCCCTATTTTGGTAATTGTAAACTTATGAGTACCTGAAAAAATTTGCGAAACAGGTAAGCCAGAAGGTCTTGGTATCGTTAATACATCACCTACTTTATAATTATTTCCTTGATCAATAACTTGCCAATTAGCTTGCCAATTATATGAATAATCCCAAGTAATATTTAATTCTATTTTTAAATTTGTTCCTGTAGCACTCCCTGTAGGAGATTCGATTGAGCTATGGAAACCATCGTTTGTAGGCATTAACTAGTACCCATCACAAGGTTGATTGTAGCTGGTTTTCTATTAATCTTATAATAAGCAACTACTTCATCGTTAATAGGATTTCGATCTACAAATGGATCTTGCGAACCAGCACTTGTAGCCTCAATTGTATATTTCCTAGATGTAGGTACTGGCATAGTAGGTTCTTCACCAGCTAGATGAATAATAATACTTGGTGTAAATTTCTCAGTACTTTCAATTGTTACATCTTCGATTTTAGTGTCTTTCTTAGTGAACTCAACACCTACTTCTACCCCATCTTCGTAAACGACCCAAGCCCATTCATTATCTGCTCCTTTTTCTCCATAGTGTTTATTTAAGGAAATTAGAGTTTCATTATGGGGTTCTCCTGGTGTCTCGTTATAGACATAAGAAGGAATAGGATCAGGAGGATTAGGATTGATCGGCCCTGCTAATAATTGAATAGTTCCTCCTGCTCTTCCTGAACTGGTTTGATATGAATCTATTTCTAAAGCTGGCCCTTTTGTTATATCAACTTCAAGTGAAGCAATCGATTGAATCCATTCGGTATTCGATACATCACCTACATCTAATGAATAATGTTTTTGTCCAGCAAATGTCACAACAAAATCACCGTAATCAGTTTTAGAAATAAAACTACTTTCTCTTTGCTGACTTTTGTTTTCTTTCTCTGCTAAAGCAACACTTGTAACAGTTGCATTTAATAAATTATATTCTTTTTTCATACCAAAAACGGCAACCATATTACCTGGATAAGGTTTGAATCTATATTCAAACTGATTATTTGTACCGCTATTTAAACCTGGATGAGTAATTTTTAAATAATTATATTGAAATTCTGGACTATTACCTCTAACGCAAAAAATACCACTATGATCATGGTCTAAAGAATTTATAAGATCATTCCAATTATCGTTAGTACCTGCTTTTCTAACTTGTAATTTAAAGAATGATATTCTAGTTAAATATAAATCCATTTGACCTGCCTGAAAAGATCCTCTATCTTTAAAAATTTTCTTTCTATCTTCATCTGAAGCAATAGAATTTAAATTAGTACCTCTTACTTGATTAAAAACTTTTGACTTTAATCCAATTTCGGTAACACTACAGGGTCTACTATTTGTAATCGTTCCAATAGCTACTTTTTGTAAAATTGGATTACGATATGGAAAGCCATATTGCAATGACCAATCACTCATATCTTGTGTGTAATAAATGTCTAAATTATCAACTTTTATTGGTGGAACAATACCATCAACGTAAGTAGGAATACTTTCATGCACATATAAATTAGGATGTATAAAATATGAAGTCCCATCAGATTTCAACCATTCACCACCTGCTTCTTCTACTTCAAAAGTATATTTACGTTGAATACCATTACCTCTAACATCTATTTCTCTCCAAGGAGTTCCTGGTGGAGCGTTATGAGCTTCGTCTGTAACGTCGATACAAGAAACTAAAGCATCACCAGCCATATATGTATCACCTATATTTATCTTTGCATCTATTTCTTCTCTTATAGACCGAACCATTGCAACGACATCTTCAACCCCATGAGGTTTCGTTCCATATTCTTCTGTTTCGTCATAATCTTGTTTACTTTTCATTATTTGATATGTCATTGTGCTTCCTACAGTCGTTCCAACACCTGTTCCCGTAAAACCTGCTCTTGTAGGCCACCAAGTATCAATCTTTTTTTGTTTTATTCTTAAAGTTTTTATTGCATCCTCGTCCATACCTCTAGTTTCAAAAATAAACTCATAAGGTAATTTCACAACATTTGCATTAGGCATTGGAGAATACAGCCCAAAAGCTACTTGAGTCGTAGGATTTCGTGATCCGCTAAATGGATAAACATGAGTATCTCTTGTGAGGTCTACATCATCAGTTGGAGTGTTACCTACGATCCAACTGTCAGAAAACACATCGTTATGAGGTAATGGCATACCTGCGACTTCTGATTCCGTATATCTATCGCTTTGAATAATCCTATTTGATTGATTTAAAGGACTTGATTTAAAAAATAAATCTAATTTTTTCTTGCTGTAAGTAGAAAGTAAAAGATCTCCAATTGCATAACCTTCAAATTCAGGATTTGCTTTCCCTGTTTTTGAGTCTACTGTTCTATCAATCTCTCCTAAAGAGAACATTGTAATTGCTTTTAATTGCTGTAATCGACCCAAACTTAAAAGCTGTGACCATAACAATTGTCCGTTAACTCTTACACCTCCAATAACGGTATCTGAAGTATCATTTGAAAGTTGATTAGCAAAAACAAGTGGTATTGTATCCCCTAGATTAGCTAATTCTTGAAGACTATTAAAAGAAAATTGTGGAGCAAAACGCTTTGAACCAATAGCATCTTCACCTTCTACTCTTTGGCCTTGTTTTAGTTCTTTAGGTTTTGGTGTTAATAAATAACCAACTGCTGTTAAAGCAACAGCTACAGCAATCTGCCCCCAAGCACTAAGGCCACCTGTTCCCGTAACCATCCAAGCAGGTAATGGCCCTGCCTGTATGTCAGGAATTAACTCATATCCTTCTTTTCTTTTCCCGTTATAGGAAGCAGTCTTATCTGTAAATTCCCAATATTCCTCTTCACTACAACCTAATAACTTACAAAATTCTATTTCCGACGGTAATAGCAACCTTCGACCATAAGGTTGTCTAGCGGACACCAGTTCACCACCAACTCTCCGAATGTTTTTCTGTAACTCAGCCATCCGTCCTCCCAGAAAGCAGCCATACCATAGGAACCATTTTCACTAAGGCATAAAGCAATTGCTCCTAGTTTAGGGGGTGATTCAACTCCCCACCTATTTAATTCTTCAAAAAAGATACTATAATCCTTTTTTCTTAACCTACGATACCAACTTCTTTCTGGTTCGGGAGAACTAATTTTATAATGAGCTAAAACAGTACGACATAAACTCAAGCAATCTCCAGCTCCATGCTTAACAGGATCAGCACCTAAACGATAAGGTAAACCAACTAATAGTTCAGGCTTCATCTTGCCTGAATAGTTCCTGTTACTGGTAAATGAGCAACTTGTCTAGAAGTTAAAATTCTATTAGGTGCATTAGCTCCAACTGCATCAATCGCACTACTAAGTAACACTTCAATTGTTGTTGGATCGTATGACAAAGAAGTAGCCATCCATATTTCAGAAGTTAATAATTTATTAGGCGTAAAATCAGCATTCATTAAATAAGTATCAACTTGTACATGATATTTACCATCAACAGCTTTCTTTGCATAACCCATGCTAATTGCATTATTAGAAAGAAATAAACCAGACTCCATATTGTCTCCTGATCTATTACGAGCTGCACCCTGATACTTAAAACTTAAATATTCATGATCTCTACCTGTTACAGGATGAGAAATAGATTCGTCATATTTCCCATTTTGAAAACTATTAGGATTCAAATCACTTGGATTATTACCGCTAGCCGTAGTAATCGCAATAAAATTAGTTAAGGCAACAAGACTCATAATCCTAGTGAAGACCTACGGCTACGTGAATTTCTTAATGAAGATATAGTACGAGATTCACCAACTGATGCACCTCTAGCAGTAGCAGTTGCAATGATTTGTCCTACAGCAGACTTAGGAACGAACTCTTCAGAATTGAAGTTCAATATAGGCCCAGAGTAATTAACAGTAGTAGAACTTCCACCGCTACCTGCATAAGACGAACCAGTACCAGGAATTACAGCTTCACCTCTAGCACCTGCTGAATAGCGTTGCATACTTGAAGCCATCTTTGATGCAGGAATTATGTATTCGTCTTCTCCAGCCTCTCCTACGAGTCCTAGCGTTGGCTTTGTAGCTAGACCTCCTGAAGCAAATGGTTTTATTCCGTTTACCATATATCCACCTTTTCCTTGTGCTGGATAAATTTGACCAAATTCATCTGATAACGGATCTATATACCTAGTGTCACCACCAAAATTTATATTTCCAATAGCTGCCTTAATACCTGCTTGAAGCAACATGCTTCCAATACTCTTAGCAATACTTCCGAGGCTTTCTCCCAACGTCTTCGTTCCTTCAATTAATCCTTGTATTGCACTTGTAAGTCCTGTTGCAACTACATCTTTAATTGCTTTCCATAATTCTAAATTTTCTTGTAGTTGATCTCTTTCCTGAATCCTTTGAAGAATATCTGTATCACCTAAATTTAATTTCTCTTCTCTTAATTTATTTTGTTCTAATAAAATTTCAGCAGCTTCTTGTTCTTGTCCTGCTGCTTTACTTCCTATTTCAAAAGAACGATTAAGTAATTCAATTTGTTCTTCTAATGCTCTATTTTTATCTCCTATCGTAATTCCAGTTGTTGAATCACCTCCAAATTGTCCTGTATTTTCAACACCTAAAATCCCTGGAGCTTTGTTTCGTAAAATCTCTTTAGATAATTCATATAATTTCTGATCATAGAGTTTTCTTGTATTTTCTGAACCAGCCATAGTCATTCTGGCATGAAATGGTATCCATGTTTTGCCAATTTCTTTTCTTCTATATTCTAATGCTGCTCTATTTGCTTTTATTTGTGCTTCGTCAAAAGCCTCTGGATCTAATTCTTGTGCTTTGCCTGTAACTCTATGAATATCAACTGAATCAACAAATTTTTCTACTAATTTGATAACAGCCAATGCTACTGGTACTAAATCAGTCATTATTTTTAATTTTATTTTTGCTAATTGATCTCCCATCGAATCCCAAGCACTATCTAAAGTCTTTAATTTCTGAACGCCATCTACTCCTATTGTTCTAGCTAACTCTTTATTAACCATTGTCATTGCTTCTGCTTCTTTTCCTACAGAAACCAATGTCTCTACTTCTTTTTGGAAGACCTTATCAACCATAATTCCCATATCAGCCAAAGCACTTAAAGCATCAGATGGCCTCTTTAAAGCATCTCCAAGTTCTCTTGCTTTTTGAGCAAAGGCATCTAACTGTTGACCTACTGCACTAAATAAGATCTGTGCTCCAAACCCTTGTGATCCCATCAAAGATTGTCCAACCGCACCAGTAAGTCCACCAGCAACAGCTCCAGGTCCACCACCAAATAACATGGGGAAACCAGCTCCAAGCATTACGTTCTCACCAAAACGAGTAATACCTTTCATCCTTGCTTGTGATCTTCTTGATCGTTTTTGTTGAATTTCTTTTTCTGCTTTTCTTTCTCTAGCAACTCGCCTCTTAAGAGCTTTTATTTCTTCTTGTTCTTCTTGTTTTATTGCCTTTATTTTACTTACCAACTGATCGTTTATTGTTTTCTCTCTCTTTTTCCTTACAGCTTCTATTTCCGCTTCAGCTCTTTTCTCTGTTGCCAATTTCTTCTCAACTCTACTCTTATGAGCACTTACTTCTTTTTCAAACACTTTTTCAAAAGGCTCTCCAGCCTTGACTCTCATTACTCTTTCTTTCTTGTCTTCTCTTCTTAATTGACGTTCAAGTTGTAATTTACGTTGTAAAATTTCAATATAATCTGTTTCATTTAAATTCCTTTGTTTTAATTTTGTTATTTGAAGATCCAAATCTCTTTGGATCATTTCTTTTGCTGTTGGCCCTTGTTGTTCATATCGTTTCTTTTCTTGTCGTTCTTCACCTCCTAAAGCCATATCTTTAAGCAGTTGTCCTACACCAGCAGGACTTCCACCTTTTCCTTGCATCATCCATGCCATCGCACTAAGCGATTCATAAAAATTCTTTACAGCTCTCTGTGTTTTCCATATACTTTCAGCCGCTTGCGATTCAAACTTTTTAAACCCAGTAACTGCACCAACAACCCATTGAGCACCACCTAATAAGCCACTTAATCCTGTCCAAGCAATTGTGATGCCAGTAATTCCTTCTACTGCTCTTTGAGCTAATAAGGCCCATTGTTGAATATTGTCTTTTAACGCTTGGTTTAAAAAAGGTATTTTTTGTATTATTTCTTGAATAGCTTTGCTGGCAAGAACAAGTCCAGTAGCTTGACCTAATTTGCCAAACTGACCTGTAAATAAACCTTTCATTCCTCCAGCAATCTTGCCAACAATTGCTGGAACAGAATCCAATAGCTTCTTCCAAACAATTAAATCAAGATTTAATGCTGATTGAATTGTTTTAGAAACTCGTAATTCTTGGTTATACGCTTGTTGAGCTTTTCTAGTTCCTACAATTGATTTGATATGTGCATCACTTCCTGTTTCTAGTTGATTTTGGATTCTTAAAGCTTCTTTTAATGCTTGTTCTTTGCCAGCTAAACCACTACCTACTCCTGTTATTTTATTAGCTTTTGGAAGCCTACCAAGTAAACCATCTATTTTTCTTATCTGTGCTCCTAAAGTTTTGTAATTTTCACTTCCTATTTCTACTGCATCAAAAACTCTTGTTAATTCAGCCCTGTAATTACTTAAAGCATCTCTTGATTTTATAAATTCACTTGAATCCATCTGACCCATCAAATTAGGAATCAGATCAGCTCCTAACTTTCCACCATAAGATTTTGCTAAAGCTTGTGATTGTGCTCCTCTTGCTGAAAATAGTTTTTGTTGTACTCTTTCAGCCGCAACAATCGCATCAGTAAATTCTTTTGTTTCGATTTTGGCTTCTTTAACTATTGTTTGAAATTTTCCTAGTTGCCTATTTAAACCAGAAAAATTCTCAGCAAATTTTTTATTTCCTGCTGCTGCTTCTCCTAGCTTTTCTTTTAACTCGGTTAAAGCTTTAACACCTCCCTTAACAGACCGACCATCAAATAAATTACTACTAACCTTATCTATTGAATTAACTAGATCTTTTATTTTATTAAGTCTTGCTTCTGTTGGTTTAAGCTTTTTCTCACCTTGAATTATCAGTTTTATAACTAACG